GGTGGATTAACAGCTTAATTTAGAGGAAACTAGAAAAACCTCAAATAAATATAAATAAACAGCTGGAGGGTCTAGTGCATACTCCATAATAAATAGTGCTGATTATTTGTTTGCCCAACTAGGACGACCCGCTGGTTTGACAACTTCAATCACAGTAGGCTTACCGCGTCCTCGCTTATTACCTCTACGTCGCTTGACGTTTGGTCTGAACACTGGCTTCTTAGGACGAATTCCCAACTTTGCCATCTGGTCAATGGCTTGGCCAACACGTTTGTCAACGTATTGTCTGGATGCAGTATTTGGTGCACCTGACTCGGCCCAGTTTGGTCTGCCTTTATTGGCAATGCGGTTGGGGTTGGGTCCAGAAGATTGTTTGACAGCACCAGAGGATCGCTTTTCACCTCCAAGTATTTGTGAAGCCAATTTTGATAAGATTGTAGTACCAAATGTTTTAGCTCCTTGTGCTGCCAGTGAGGCAATAGTCCCCCAAAAATTGTACCTGGCGGGCATGACATCTTTGAGTTCATAGAAACCATCCATCATCGCTTGCATAGCGTTAAGATCAGGTTTTGGTCCCAATTTGATCATACCGGCCCAAGCACTAGCTGGACAGGGTTGCACTTCAAATCCAACATAGGATTTCTTGATTATTAATTGAGTGCTAACACCGTTTTGAACATTGAGGGAGAGGCCGTCGAATTTAACCCAACTAAACGTCATGTCTTTTGACCACAAGGTGTCATACAAGGATTTAATTCCAGAGCCTCCATCAGTGCCGACTGGGGCATTTTCGTAGAGAGGAGTAACAGCTAAATTATCATCACCACTCATTTCAGCTACCCAACATTGATAGAGACCCTTAATGCCGTCATCGACGTCATAGGTGTTGGATCCGGCTAACCAAGCTGGTGATATAGTGTTAAGGCGGTTAATGGAAAACATGCCTTCTTTAGCTTTGCAGCCAAGCGAACGCAAGCTGTTGCCTAAAATTTGAGAAGTACTTGGAACGTGATGAATGCCTATTCCAGAGTTGAGACGACCAAGAGACAATATCTGGTGAGAGGTGTCAGGGTCTAGGGTAATTATATCGGTTGCAGTCATACCTAGTTGACGAATAATCTCAGATCTGTGATAATGAGGAAAACGTTCCCACTTCTCGGTTTGTTCACGAGTGGGTCGTTGAATAATTTTAGCCAGATTGTGCTTAATAGCGCTCTTAACGACAGTGTAAAAGAGCATAGGTTTTTCATGCGCCATGGAGATGAAATCACCCGAAAATAAAATGTTCGGATTGAATTGATTACCGACAACCATGCCAGTGTCGTTGAACGCGGTGGCATTGAGATAAAAAGTCGTCGATTTGTAGGTGGTGCGGAACAAATTCACATCTTTTCTCCAATTCTTGAAATCATAAAGTTGTTGGAGAGATACTCCATTGAAGTCTTGAGTCATACGTCCTATAGTAGGATTGTAGACAAAACCAATTGAATTGACTCTAGCACCGTTAGGTATTAGAAAAGCGAGACTGAATTTCTTCAAATCTTCTGGAGTCGCTTCAACAACCTTATTCCAATCAGGTTTAGAATTATCCATTTGAAGGAAAAGAGGCGTATCGTTAAGTTCCATGTTTCTCCACTCTATGCACACTTGTGATCTGGCATCATTAGTTGGAAGGCCGCAGAATTCGGGTACAGCAGAAGGTGGATGAAGACATTTTCTAATCAATGCTTGGGATTGAGTATGTGAAACATCAGTAGTAGTTTGAACTTCAGTGTCAGCATGCAGATTTGAAAACATATCACCTTCGATTTGGTTCTCGACTGGTACGGCCATTATTAAAACAATTGAATAAATAAATTAAATAAGTTGAATGAAGAGTAAATATTTGTTAATTTATAAGAAATAAATAATTTATAAGTAAATGATCGTAGGTAGAAGAGATCATGATATTTTATGGGTGAACAGTTCTAACGTTCACCTTCTTAAGACTGGAAAATTCAATTTTCCTCGAGTTACTTAAGAAATCAAACAACATTGAAGCTTTCTCTTCATTTAATGCTGGATAAAAATAACTAATTGCTGCACATCCATGATTCTTTTGGTGTATATTTTTAACCATTGCAACTCTTTCTTGGACTGATTGTTTGGCTTCATCAAAATGTTGTTGATCACGATAATGTTTACCCAAAAATTTGGTTGTGTAACGAACAACATCAGGGAAAATACCCTTTTCAGTAAGAAGGAAGCCAGCAAACTCGCCGATTTTAAGGGTGTGAAATTTCAATTTATGGCCTGTGTACTTAACAATATTGCGATCTTCAGCAATACTAGCTTTATCACAACATACGGCACTGTCATCACCTTTAAACATGGCAAGTCGCTCATTATCGTAGTTAAAATATGAATAACACATTGCAACATTCATTATGGTGTTGAAACAAATGGTGAATGGGTTACCAGAGAATTGCTTTTCATGACCTCTGATGGTAGTACTACCAATTTTATTACGATAAGTGACAGCCCAAGAGCTTCTAAATTTGTTAAAGAAGAGAGCGAGTTCTTTTGGACAACCGGCAGCTGTTAAAATTTCGTATTCTACCGACATATGTTCTTTTCTGTAGGACGCATCCCACTCAGAAAAATCATTACAGGCCCAACTATCATGAAAACCAACTTTATCTATGGCTCTCAAATAAGCTTCATTGAGTTCGACTTCCGAATCATGTGTCGCAATGATTATGTTTCGACCGTTTTGATTAAGTATTTCTTGGAACCTAATAAGTATGAAACGAGCGTAGACAGAGAAAAGGGCGTTGATATTCTTTTCAAACATAACAACAATTTGACCCACCTTATCTGAAGTGTCAAAACCTTCCTCATTCTTATATTTCATTTGTTTCTTGTTGAACATAGTAAGGAAAGTTTTGAATTCATTAAATTCTTCTTGCAACTCCTTAACAAGGCTTGGGTTGTGGTTAATTTTCTT